GGCTCTTCGTGGGACTGGTATGAAAATAAAGAAAACATCCAGTCGCGTGTATGTTGTGATAACACACGTACGTCTGGGCCAGGTAAAGTTTCTCTGGTACCCAAGACAGCGGAAGGACCACGTGTCATTGAGCTCCAACCTAAGGAGCGACAGTGGATCCAACAAGGGCAAGGAAGAAAGCTAGCTCGTCATTTTGAGCAAGCTCCCCTCACAAGAGGGCACGTCAATTTCACCCATCAGAGTGTCAATCAGAGATTGGCACTCGCGGGTTCAAGAAACGGGCGGTGGGCGACACTTGATTGGTCGAAGGCCTCTGATTTAGTAGGCTTAGACCTTATCCGTGTACTATTACGGAAGGATCAAGTGGTATTAGGTTTGTTAGAAGCAAGCAGAACAGACTATGTTGAACTGCCTGATGGGGACTTTATCCCGTTGAAAAAGTTCGCTGGGATGGGGAGTGCAGTGTGCTTCCCTCTCGAAAGCATAGTTTTCTTTGCTCTCGGTGTCGGGACAATAGCAGCGATTAGTGGAATGACGTTCGAACATGCCGCTACACTGGTTTACGTCTATGGAGACGATTTGATCGTTCCTCAACGTTACGCTGCTTCCATTATGGAAGCCGGTGTGTCACTCGGTATGATCCCCTCGGAGAAGAAGTGCTTTTTCCGTTCGGTGAATAGAGCAACATTTCGTGAGTCGTGTGGTTGTGATGCTTTTGGCGGTGTTGATATAACACCCGTCAAGTTTAGCAAAACTCCACCAAAAAGCGCCAAAGATGCCGCATGTATTGCAGCTTGGATCGATTTATCTAATCGGTTCCATTCCTCTGGTTATTGGCACACGGCCGCTCTATGCAAAAGTATTGTAGATGAGTGTGTTTTCGCTGTGCCATGCGTTCCGAAGACTTCTGGGCAACTTGGTTTCCATTCGTACTCATACGGAGGGGAGGCCTATCATTTTTGCCACCACCACGCGTTTAAGGTTAAAAGGAAGTTGCTTACATGGTCTAAAGACTATCAGTCATTCTTTTACACTGCACAGAG